TAATATAACAGCTGCTGCTAAAGCTAATGTCATTGCATCTAATCTTTCTTCTGATTCCTCTTGTGCTTGAGTCATTGCTTTCCGGACATCATCTAAACTTGTCCTTGTTATCTCACTTGCAACTTTATCTGCCATGTTGACTGCCCAAGTTTCCAATGCTAATTTTATAGTTTGTTCTTGAATAGTATTTGATTCTAACTGTTTCTTTCCATCTATATTGATAAAGTTCCTTTGAACTCTTTTATAATGTTTAGTTAACAAATCTCTCCATAATTGTTGATAATCATAGACATTAAAAGTTTCATTTCTAAATATAGATACTTTAAGGTTCATTACCATAAAATTAAAAACTGTAGTCATTTCACGTTTGAATGTATCCTCTAACTTCATTTTAAGAAGAACTTGATCTTTAACGTTCATTATTCTTCCTCAGGTTCTTTTTCTATACCCAAGTCTTTCCTAATAGTTTCCTCTGTAACTGGTTCTGGTTCTTCTTCATCAATGGCTCTCATTGAACCTTGAATATATACACTATCTCCACCTTCTATATCTTCCCTATCTGGTAGCATAGTTCTTAATTCATTGGTGCTCTCAATATTTATATCTTTTCTAGTTTTAATTTCTTCTAGTTTCTTGGTCATTAAAGCAGGAATCTCATTTGGATTGAATGTTATAACTGCATCTGTATTGGCTAGATCTTTATACTTTAAGATTAAAAACTTTGACATTCCACCAAATATAGTATTTATGTTAGGTATAACTGCTTTCTCATAAAAGTATAATATAGCATTATGAAAATTATTGAATGTGCTAGCTGCTAAAGTAACTAGAGGTAATGGTATTCCATATCTTTTGAATACATTAAGATTTGCAAATTCATTTAACTTCTCATAAGCCATATCTCTATTATTCATTGTTAAATCGGTTATAGTAGTTTTACCTTTCTGACCATCTGAACTTGTAACTATTGGTTTACCTGTATTTTCAGGTCCAGTTAATTGTTGATCTATATTAGTTCTTCTATTAGACAATTCAGTTTCTGGTGGTGCATCTCCAAAATCTACCCATATACTTGGTGATGCTCCATTTTCTAACAATCCTATATTATGAGCATTACCTTTTATGATATGTTGAATATCACCTAATATAGCAGTTAAAGGACTATCACCTTGACTATTGTCAGCAGTTGAACTGTATCCCATAATATGATATAGTTCTGCTAATCCATCTTCATTTATAAACTTGGTTAACTTCCCTCTTTCAACTTCCCTTCTATACTGTCCATCAGAAACTGTATTAGACATATAATATTGATCTACATAACCATCAACATTTGGATATATAGCTATATTAGTTGGTTTAATTGGATATAGTTCTAAAGGTGGAAATTTATAATTTCCTAATGCTAGTAAGTAACTATTATGTGTTAATAGATAGTTTCTAATAACAGTTCCCATAAACTCTTTGTAGTCATTAAAACCATTCGGGTTAAGTATTAAATTAATTAGTTCATGGTCAGTTTCAAACTCACCATTTATCATCAACATTGGTTTAATTTCTTCAACTGCTTCTGCTATCATATCAACAGCAATAGCAACAGCAGCGTTATCTCTGTAGTATTTAAATGCTTGTGTAGATGTTACTATTCCATTTCCAAATATCGCATTGTATAAAAATGAAGGTGGCACATTTTGAACTGTCATATTAACTGTTTCTGCTGCTTTAGTTTCTACATTTTTTGTATCTACATTTTTTGTAGAAAAAATCCTTGAGAGTATATTCATTAATTTACGTTCCTCTTGGTGGCAACACTATGCTTTTATATATTGGTGTTCGTAACGCTTCCACTGCATATCGCAATGCATCAATAAAATGATTATTTTTATCTTCTATTAATGGTAGTATATCCCCAGTCAGTTTATCCACTTTATGACTATATATGTTAAATTCATGAATGACACCTTTTAATGATTCATGAATTATGGTTGTATAATTCTTTATAAATTCAACCCCCTCAACTATAGATGCAGGTCCTTTCTTTGCTGCTCTTATTTTAAAACCTCGTTTATCTAAATAAGATATAATTTCAGGTCTAGCAGAATCAGCTGTGATCATCCATTGTTTACAATCTGGTATAGTCCCCTCTAAAAATGCTGGAGTATCATCTATTTCAACTTCTATAGCTGATTTACCTTTATCTATATATAACAATCTCTTTTCTTGATCTATATAACATCTTAAGAAAGCTAAAGGGTCAACTGAAAATCCTAAATCTAAACCATGATAGAATACTGTATCTTCTGGTGCTTCAAACTTATCTATTTTAAATTTACCTTTGAATACAGCAGCATTACTTATAGCTAAAGGTTCACCTTCCCATATCCATAGATATTTATCATAATCATGTTCCTTACAATATTCCATTTCTATTCTTTCTTTATCTGTGAAAAATGGGTTATCTTTAAATGTTACTTTTTTATGAAATATATCTTCACGTCCTGTATCAATAAGTTTTAAAACAGGATCACTAGATGTATATGGATTAAAGGTTATCCAAATCTCTGCATCTGGGTTTCTAACTATAGTAGGTATTAATATATCTAAACTTTCTTGTGAAATAGTTTCTGCTTCCTCTATCCACACAATGTCTATCTTTTCCTTACCTTTTATACCCTTATTGTTTAACTTAAGACCACCAAATATAAATGTAGTTCCATTAGCACCAACTATTGTATTCTTTACTGATTTATAAAACCATCCAAGATCATACTCTTCTATTCGATCATCTAATAAAGCTTTAACAGAATCAGCCATTGTACTCCAGAATTCTCTGGTACAGTATATTCTTAACTTTTTTTCAGATCCTTTTATTAATAATGCTCTTGCGATTGAATGTGATTTACATCCAGATCTTCCACCATGCCAGATCTTGTATGTATAACTTTTATGTTTTTCTATATTATCTGGTTCAACATCAGAAGGAAAAGGATAGAATAATGCCTCAAATGTATCTGGTATTTCTATATCAGTTATCATGATTATTTTTTAGTCTTTATAAATTTAACATTTATATTTTTATCTTCCGGAGTTGAAATTTCAGTGTTAATACTTTGTGTTGGTGTTCCATATTTACGATCTAATATTTTAAATACTATATCTGTTTGTTCCTTATCATTTAATTTATTCCAACCATCTTTATATCTCACACGACCATTAACTTTTAATTTATTCAGATATTTTCTAAATCTTGCTTTAACATCTTTATGGTCTATAAGTTTAATTACATTTTTACAATCAACAGAATTTATATTTATTCCGTAAAGTTTGGAAAACATTAAAAACATTAATTGGTCATCTGGAAATAATTTATTAAGTAATTTTTTAAATTCTTGTGTGTTAGGTCTACCACTAGGATTCGGACTCGGAGCACCTTTGATCCATGTTCCATCGGAGTTTTGATTTTTAGGATCTATTGGCATTACTCCTCCCCTGTTACCACGTTTTAAAATAGAGTAATAAATGTAATTATATGATTATTTCACCATCAGTAAGTTGATCATCTGAAATTACATTGAGTCTCTATTATGTAAAAAATTTTCTTTGATTTTCGTGGATTTCCTTTGATTTACTATATTTTAAATTTGTAACTCTGATTACCTCTGATTACCTCGTATTTCCTAGTATCTTTTGCGAGATGGTAAGTTCTTATAAATTTTTATCTATTAACAAATTAATGTATGTATTTTATATCTCCTTATTATAAAAAATGAGAGATGAACAAATAATTAAAGGGCCATAAAATTATTCAACATCTCTCATTTTATGGAGGAATTAAAAAAATGTTAAACCACACACAATTATAGTATGTATTTATTTGTTACAATTTATAGAAAAATTAAATTATATAATTTGGTTATAGGTATTAAAACCTAACTCGATAGTTTTTTAAAAAGTAGTCCTTAAATAGGCTATTTTTTTATAAGTCGTTGTTTTTATTATATATAAACGTATTTTAAAAGATATGTAAGTTATTGATTTTATTATATAAAATAAATTTGTTAGTATATATAACAAACTATTTATTTTAATATATTTTTAATGTATTTGCAGTTAATTCACATACTTACAGAAAAAACAGCTCTTTTATCGAATTATAATAAATACTTATACAGTTTGTCGTGTCCTCGAAAAAAAGTGTAACAAATACTTAAAATAACTATTTGGAGGAATAGAAATGGAAAATTTAGATCCTACTAATCCTACAGATTGGCCTGGGGATGCATTAGATGTATTATTTGGAGACAAGGATTTAATATGTTTAACTTGTATTGCTAGACCTATGTGTAAACGCACATATAATGACATGTGTGACGAAAGATTTAAATATTACGAATCTAAACTAAAGGAGGAATAGAAATGTTAGATTACAGTGTAAGAAAAAATCTTAAAAATTATTTATTTAAAAATAAAAATGTTGTAGGTGAATGGGCTTTTGGTAAAACAGAAAGTTTTTGTAATAAACATAATATAGACTTTGTATCAATTATGTTAGAGGCCTGTTGGTATCAAAAAGCATTTGATTGTGAAATTAAAAATGATCAAGAGTTAACATACACTATATTATAAAAGGAGGAATAAAATGGAAAACAAAATACACATGGTTAATTGGTTCCTTACAAGAAAGTGTAATATGTCTTGTGACTATTGTAGGATATCCAGAAATTATAATAATCCTAAAGAATATCCAGATTTAAAACATTACA